CGGCCCTGTTCACATCTTCTACCACGTAGTATCTTTTCAGTGCGATTGGCACACTTTCATCCAGAGAATAATCTTCCTTCATATGTGGGAATTCTATCACATCGCCACTCATTGGTTTCCTGCCAATCCTTTCCACGATATCATTCAAATGCACTGTAAGGAATAGTGTGTCATTCTGTAAGAACATGCCAAACTGCGATAGGTTGAAATCTGCATCTTGCACATTGTATATTCCTCTGACTGTGTACACATCACTAGAATATTTCCTGTCTCTGTTTTCTAAAAATAGCAAATCTTGTATTGTGGTCTCGTTTAGGTCACTTCCTGTCACCCTGGGTTGGCTGGGACTCGCAGGTCCGTCTTTGTTTGTGTCTCCCTGATCGTAGGGTCCTAGATATTTGTGTAGGTGTAAGTCTGTGCCACCCACGGTGAACATCTCCTTGATGTTGCGATCGAAGAACTTGTAGTCGTTGCCCTTTTCAGGCTTAAAAATGGATAATCTTGGCATATCATACATATTTATTGCACAGGCAATGACTATAAATATGAGTATGTCAGAACTACAAACAGGACAACAGGAAATTTTCGATTACGTCAAGAACAATCTCGGTGACGGGATGATTGACGTGGAATTAGACCCAAAACACTACCAAACGGCACTGGAAAGGGCTGTGAACAAATTCAGACAGAGATCATCAAATGCTGTGGAAGAATCATATGCTTTCCTTGAACTGAAAAAGAATCAGAACACCTACATACTGCCTGATGAAATTATCAATGTAAGGAATCTTAACAGGAGGACAGTGGGTTCAAGAACCGAAGGCGGAGAGGGTGGTACATTGTTTGAACCATTCAACTTGGCATACACAAATACCTACTTATTGAGAGCAGGTGCAACAGGTGGACTGGCAACTTACTACGCTTTCGCATCATACCAGGAACTGGTTGGCAAGATGTTTGGTAGTTTCATACAGTTCCATTTTGACGTGGCAACTAAAAAATTAACTATCACCCAAAGACCAAGAGCGGACGACGAGACCGTACTGATGCACACGGACAACTACAGACCTGACATCACACTGTTCAAGGACATCTATTCAAAACCATGGATCAGAGATTACACACTTGCAGTATCAAAAGTGATGCTGGGAGAAGCCAGAGGTAAATTCAACACCATAGCAGGTCCACAGGGTGGTACCACACTGAACGGCGATGCACTAAAGAACGAAGGACAGGCCGAGATGGAAAGACTGGAATCCGAGATAGGCAATTTCCAAGAAGGTGGAACACCACACAGTTTTGTTATTGGTTAATTGACCAAGATTTCCATTTAAATACCCTGCAATGAAAAAATCCAATTACAAGAAATACTCTGACCTCTCGCTGGATGAACTGGAAAAGTTGGTAGAGGAGTTGGAAATCATGAGCATAAAGGCGTTGAAAGAACGCAAGAAGACCTTGAGAGCATCAATATTGAGGTCTGTGAGAAAAGCAATCAAAGAGATTGAAAAACGTCTAAAAAAATAGTATAATAAACCTTATGCTGATAGGTGTAGTAGGTTTAATAGGTTCTGGCAAAGGCACTGTGTCTGACAGGCTGGTAGAACAACACGGATATCAAAAAGACAGTTTCGCCAAGAGTCTCAAAGATGCCGTGGCCGCCATGTTCAATTGGGATAGAAATTTATTAGAGGGCGACACTGACGCCAGCAGGCAATGGAGAGAACAGCCAGATGCGTTCTGGAGTGAGAAATTTGGCAAACCCACGACCCCAAGATGGGTGTTGCAGTACTTCGGCACCGAAGTCATGCGTGGCCAGATGTACGACGGCATTTGGGTGGACAGTTGTATAGGCAGATATAAAGGCCAAAAAACAGTAATTGCAGATGTAAGATTTCCTAATGAAGTGAAACAGATCAGAGAACGTGGTGGTAAGATCATACTAGTAAAAAGAGGACAAGATCCCGACTGGTTCGTTGATTACACAGAGGGCAACATAGAACCAAAAGACATACACAGTTCAGAATACGCTTGGGCAAAGGAAGAGTTTGATTTCGTTATTGAAAACAATGGTACAAAGGAAGAATTATACGCCAAGATCGACGACCTAATCGTCAGCGACAAGATCACCGACACGCCAACCCAATCTACGGGTACTGCCCAGCCTTTGGCAATTGGCGCAAACAGTTTTTAAGTTTGTAGTAGCAGTATTCCTCAGATCACCATCAACGAACAGCACATCCAGTTGTGATTTATCCTGTGCTTTGAATCCACATAATTCACATTTCCGGTGTTTCTTGTATCCGGATCTTTGTAGTGCTGTCACACCTCCCACACGCTTGCCGGCCCGTTTCCTGATACAGGTGTCGCACCGACTACGCCAATACACCCGACCATATCTCTGGTAGGCGTAGGCCCTAGGTTTAGTCTTGCACTCCGTACACAACGGTCTGTCTTTGTACTGCATGTGTGTATTTACGTCGCCTATATAGGCACCTCGAAAACGGTAAATTATGTCGCTAAAACCATACGATTGAATAAATAACTCTAGTATATACGTAACTTGCAAGGAGAATACGAAAAATGGCATTAACATCACCAGGAGTAGAGGTTTCAGTAATTAACGAAAGTTTCTACGTACCATCAGATGCGGGTACAACACCACTATTCATAGTAGCATCATCACAGGACAAGTCAAATGGGGCCGGAGACGGGACTGCTGTAGGAACAACTACTGCCAACGCCAACACCGCTTATTTGATCTCGTCACAGAGAGAATTAACAGAGACTTTTGGAGATCCAAAATTCTACACAGACGCATCAGGAAATTCATTGAACGGTTATGAGTTAAATGAATATGGCTTACAAGCGGCCTACAGTTTCCTAGGAGTTGCCAACAGAGCATACGTCCTAAGAGCGAACGTGGACACAGCAGATTTAGTTGGAAGTGCTACGGCACCAACAGCGGCACCAACAGATGGCACATACTGGTTTGACCTTGCATCAAGCAGTTACGGTTTATTTGAATGGTCAAAAACTAATCAATCATTCACAACAATTACTCCAACACTTATCACTTCAACAAGTGACCTAGTTGACGGTGTCTCAACTGGTGCACCAAAAACTTCAATAGGTGTAATAGGTGATTACGCAATCAACACAACACACGTTACCAACAAGATCTACAAGAAGACAGCAAGTAACACTTGGGTACAGGTTGGATCAGAAGCATGGTCAACATCTCTACCAGTTGTGTCAGTCGCTTCAGGAACCACAGTGACTAGTGGACACACAATGATCATGAACGGTGTTACAATCACAACAAGTGGTACGACACTTTCAAACGTTGCATCAGTGATCGGATCAAATGTTACTAACGTGACAGCAAGTGTGAACAGCACAACAGGTAACCTAGAAATATTCCATAACGGTAAAGCACTAGGTGATTCAACGGGTGGTGCGGGCACTATCAGATTCGAAGAAGGAAATGGAACACTGTTAGCAGACCTTGGAATCACAGCAGGTGTCAACAATGGTCCTAAATTCCTACAAGACAAACACACTAACAGACCTACTTGGAAGACAGCAGACGAGAACAGACCCAACGGTTCAGTTTGGTTCAAGACAACTTCTGCAAACTCAGGTGCGTCTTTGGTGACAAAACTTTATAGTTCATCAAGTGCTAGTTTCTCTCAAGTTGCTAGTCCACTTTATGCTAACCACCACTCTGCGATCTACAACCTAGACGCGGCGAACGGTGGAACTGCATTGAGCACAGGCACAGTGTACGCACAGTACAACGTGACTGAAGAGTCAATGACAGCGGGAGATGCCAGTGATGCAACTCCAAACGTTGGTGACTTCCAACTGTTCAGATATGAAGGTGGTGCTACAACTATCACAAGTAACAGCACATCTCCAACTTTCACAAGTTCAGAGACTTTCTCGATACAGGAATCAGTTAAGAACCAAGAAGCGTTGAGTTCAGCAGTCACAGTAACACTGGGTGGTACAGATGCAGATGCATTTGTGGCGGCGGTGAGTGCGGCAGGTTTGACAAACGTTTCTGCAACTAAACTATCAACAGGCGCTATCCAGATGACACACGCACTGGGTGGTGAGTTCAGAATGTTCGACACATCAGGAACACCGTTAGCAGACGCAGGTTTCAGTTCAACTACAGCACACAGTTATGGAACATACACAGCCAACAGTTCTACTTTGATCGACAACTTGTATGACTTACCAACAGGTGACAGCATTGACTCAAGTGCTAACACAGGTATCATGGCAAGTAATTGGAAGAGACTAAGTTACACTGCTTCTACAAGTGCTCCAAGCAATGAGCCAGCAGACGGCACATTATGGTACCACACTGCGACAGACGAAGCAGACATCATGGCACACAACGGTACGACTTGGGTTGGTTATGCAACAGCATACTCAAGCACAGATCCAAATGGTCCACAGTTCAGTGCAACAGCACCAACCACACAGTCAGATGGTACTGCACTTGTGACTAACGACTTATGGATCGACACAAGTGACCTTGAGAACTATCCAAAACTTTACAAATACAACACATCAGCAACTTTAAGTTCTACAAACACAGCGAACCAAGTGGCAGTGACCACTTCAGGCGCGGCTTGGGAACTGGTTGACAAAGCAGACCAAACCACAGAAGACGGTATCGTGTTTGCGGATGCTAGATATCACACAACGGCAGACAAGGCGGATTCATTGTCAACAGGCGGTGCGGGTACAGCCAGCTCAATCAAAGATTTATTGAGCGATGGTTTCCTAGATCCAGATGCTCCAAATCCAGACAACTACCCACAAGGTATCATGTTATGGAACACTAGAAGATCTGGTTACAACGTCAAGGAATACAAGAACAGTTACATCACTACTACGAAATATCCAGGAAGCGGTTCAACTGGTTTAGGTAACATCAGAGCAAGTAACGAGAGTGTATCAACTTACTTCCCTGACAGATGGGTTACTAAATCTAGCAACAACGCAGACGGTTCTGGAAGTTTCGGAAGAAAAGCACAGAGAAAAGTGATCGTTGAACAACTTAAATCAGAAATAGACACCAACCAAGCAATCAGAGAAGACCAAAGAGGCTTCAACGTAATTGCTTGTCCTGGTTACCCAGAGTTGATGTCAAACATGATCAACTTAAACACAGACAGAAACAACACAGCGTTTGTAGTAGGTGATACACCATTTAGATTAGAAGGTACGTCAACTGCGATACAGAACTGGGCAAACAACACAGCGTCAGCACTTGACAATGGTGAAGACGGCCTAGTGAGTTCAAGTGATTACTTGGGTGTGTTTTATCCATCTGGTCAAACAACAGACAACACAGGTAAATCAATTGTTGTTCCACCATCACACATGATGTTGAGGACACTGGCCAACAACGACAACATCGCTTTCCCATGGTTCGCACCATCAGGAACAAGAAGAGGTATCGTTGACAACGCCACATCAGTTGGTTACATCGACACAGCGTCTGGAGAATTCCAAACAATATCTGTTACGGAGTCAGTGAGAGATTCAATGCATGAGGTCAAAGTGAATCCAATCACTTTCTTCTCAGGAGCAGGGATCGTGAACTTCGGTAACTTGACTAAGACATCGGCAAGTTCTGCATTGGACAGGATCAACGTTTCAAGATTGGCAGTGTATCTAAGAACACAACTGGATGCAATCGCTAAACCATTCATCTTTGAACCAAATGATGAATTGACTAGGAACGAGATCAAGGGTGCAATAGAATCATTCTTGTTGGAGTTGACGGGTCAGAGAGCATTGTATGACTTCCTAGTAGTTTGTGATGACACGAACAACACACCTACAAGGATTGACAGGAACGAACTGTACGTGGATATAGCAATTGAGCCGATCAAGTCAGTTGAATTCATCTACATACCGTTGAGAATCAAAAACACAGGAGAAATTGCAAAGTTAGGGAACTAATTTTGAATAAATAGGAGAAACAGATGGCAATATCAACTTTATCAAAATTTACAGTACCACTAGCAAACGATCAGAGTTCAGCATCACAGGGTTTATTGATGCCAAAACTACAGTATCGTTTCAGAGCGATCCTGGAGAATTTTGGAGTATCAACACCGAGATCAGAACTTACAAAACAAGTTATTGATATCACAAGACCCAATTTGACTTTTGACAACGTGACACTGGATGTGTACAACTCAAAAGTTTATGTTGCAGGTAAACACACTTGGGATCCAATCACAATCACATTGAGAGATGATGTAAACAACTCAGTTACCAAACTAGTTGGTGAACAGATTCAGAAGCAGTTCGACTTCTTTGAACAGTCGAGTGCGGCATCAGGTATTGACTACAAATTCACAACTAGAATTGAGATGTTAGACGGTGGTAACGGAGCAAGTGCACCAAATGTGTTAGAAACATTTGAATTATACGGTGCATACGTTGAGAACGTGAACTACAACACGTTGGCATACGCAACATCAGATCCAGCAACTATCACAATGTCGATCAGATACGACAACGCGATCCAAACCCCAACAGGAACAGGAATTGGAACAGCGGTATCTAGAACGATCGGTACTCTAAGTACAGGTGGTGGACAGTAATACAAAAAAATTAAGTAAGCAATTATAACATCAAAAGCGTCTTTATAGGCGCTTTTTTTGTGGCCATAAATACGAGTATGCCAAGCATAAACAACTTCCTTAAAGGTTTCCAAGACGGATTACCGGGTATGAAAGACTACCAACATGCATCTAGATTGTACATAGACGACAACTACAAGTTGATGCCAAAACAGAAGTTCCTGTTCCACGTGGTTTTCAACACCGATGAGACCCTGTTCGTTGATGGCTTCAACGCCAACGAGAGATATCAACTGAACATGTTGGTCAAGCAGTGCGACCTGCCCAAGTACAACATGAGCTACGAGGAGAAGACACAGTACAACAAGAAGATGTATGCGGGAACCAGGATAGCGTACGAACCTGTCAACATCACATTCCACGATGACCATGCAGACACCGTGAACGCATTCTGGAAGAAGTACTACGAGTACAATATTGCGGACAGCATAGGCATGAACTCGGACCTAACAATATCGAACACAAAGGATGATTACTATAATTTTGGCGATGCGAGACAGACCACCAAGTTTGGTATGGACACACCGAGACAGAGACAGAAGCCATATTTGAAAGGCATAGAGATATTCGTGTTACACAAGAAACGTTTCACATCAATGACACTGGTCAATCCTGTGATAGGTTCATTCTCACATGACAATCTGGATCAGGCCGATGGTGCAGGAGTAATGAACAACACCATGCAGATCCTATACGAAACAGTTATATACAAATCAGGCATAATCAATAGGAATAATGTTCCAGGTTTCGCAACGATCAACTATGACAATTCTCCTAGCCCACTGACGGTGTTAGGTGGTGGTACTAACAGTATATTTGGCCCTGGAGGTGTAGTAGACGGCATAGGTTCGGTGATCAGGAATGTGCAATCAGGAAACATCCTAGGTGCGATCCTTGGTGCTTCAAACACCTACAACAACGCCAAGAAGATCAAGAAATCAGCAGTTAAAGAGGAACTGAAAGGCATTGCCAAGGATGGAATACTAGAAGTTGGAAAACAAGCGGGCTCGATAACCAACCCAGTTGCACAGTTCAGTGTGGGTGCGGCGGCCATAGTGGGTGCTTCAGCATTGGCATCAGCGAGGGGTACCGCGGACAACAATGATCAGGCCAACAACACAGTCATAACAAATTCCACGGTGGACACTGTGAACTTCCTGGGTGCAGACGAATCATTTAATTTAGTGTCCAATGATGCGAATGTCAGAGATGAGATAGCGGCCGCCATATACTTCAGAGACATTGGTTCACGTAAGGGACTCACGATAGCACAATCCAATCTTGAATATGAAGCATCCGCTGACAACATAAAAAATGTGTACACCAGCAAGGCAATCACAGATGTGAGGAAACTGGTCACTGAAGGATACATAAAAATCGAAAGACAGACACAGGATGTTGAGATAGCAACGGAGAAAGCAACGATATAATGGCTGAATTCTACACTAACCTACCACCAAAGGACAAGGACGAGTTACAGAAGACCGTGGACAAACTGACCACAACTCCGTACGAAACAGACTACGAATTCAACGTGGGTGAATATGATAGTACAATCGCATTCTTCGTTAAAAGGAATTTCTCAAGGACCGCGGCCGAGTCCACGGCATACGCCATACTGTCACAGGCCAAGATAGACAACATCAAACCACAACAGATACTGGATCAGTTGACATACGCCACACCAGCACTGTTGTCTGAACTGATAACCATAATATTAAACGCCAACAGATACAAGTCAAGTAGGCTGGGTGTGAGGAAGACACTGGCCACCAAAGAGACGGTATCTAGAAACATCATAGACTAATGCTACCGAGATTTGCTAGGGGCAAGTTCTCCCCCAAAAACGCGGAGAAGTACGTGGGCACCAAAACTCCAACATACAGATCCAGTTGGGAACACTCATTCATGAGACTGTGTGACGAACATCCAAACGTGTATCAATGGGCTTCGGAGTCAATCAAGATTCCTTACAGGCATCCATTCACGGGCAAGTACACAGTGTACGTGCCAGACTTCTTCATAGTGTACCAAGACAAGGAAGGAAGGAAACACGCAGAGATGGTGGAAGTCAAACCCATGAGCCAGACTACAATGGAGGCCGCGGGCAAGAGCATGGCCAAGAAAAAACAGGTGGTGATAAACATGGCCAAATGGGAGGCCGCCAACGCCTACGCCAAACAGAGACGGATCAAGTTCAGGGTGGTGTCAGAAGAACAGTTGTTCCACAACGGCAAACGTAAGTAAATAGAGCAATGACAAAGAAACTGGAAGACATCCTCAATTTACCAAATGTCAAAGAAGCATTCAAAGAGGTAGACAAGAAGGAAAAAGACAAGAAGATCAAGGAGGCAAACGGGCAACACGCATCCGCCAAGAACTTAGATCCACAGACACAGAAGAATCTGCAGAAAAGTTATGCGGAATTTGACAAGGTTGCGGCCGCACTGCCACAGGTAAAAGGGTTGGGCGAACTGTCAGACCTAGAGTTGGACAAACTGGCCATAGAAGCGGAAGAGAGTTACAAGAATCTAATGGATCTCGGTATGAACGTTGATTCACGGTATTCTGGAAGGATATTTGAAGTTGCAGGAAATTTCCTAAGGAACGCCATAGACGCCAAAAGCGGCAAGATCGACAAGAAACTTAAAATGATTGAATTACAACTTAAAAAGCAGAAGTTAGATCAGGGCAACAAAGACGGTGGTCCAGTGGAAGAAAGCGACGGATTCGTCATATCAGATCGTAACGAATTAATGAAGAAACTACTTAAAAAAGACTAAATATTGCATATGAGCACGTTTAAAGACTACCTAACAGAATCAACTAAGTCATATGACTATAAAATAAAGATCGCAGGGGCAAAGAAAGACATTGATGTAAATGCTCTGGAGACAGCACTGCAAAAATTTGATCTTGCCAGCATGTCAGCAGGTAAGACTACACCAATCATGACGCTACCACTTGATTTTCCTGCCTTAAGCAACGAGCAAGTGACGATCTTTGATGTGACAACAAATTATCCAGAGTCTCCAAGAGTGATGCATGAATACCTTTCAGACTTACTAAGGATTCCAGCGACACACATAGTTGTTAGGAAACCAAACGAGCCTACTGAGGAATATCAGAACGACATGCAGGTTGCAAAGAAATCAGAATACGCAAACAAACTGCACGACATAGAATACAAAGATGCACCCAAAGTTAACGCAGAAGATTACCATTCAACAAAAGCAAACATGGGTCTATTAAAAGAATTACTAAAAGACAGACAAGAGAACAAGGACCATCCAAAGGGTGGTGAGACCGGTGTTCAGAGTCACATTGAAGAAAAAGGAACACCAAGTCCGCTTTCTAAGCCAACCAACCCACACCCGGACCCAAAAAGGAAATAAGTTATGGAAATGATCGACGTGTTAACAAAATTAAAAGAAATAGCAGAATCAAGACCTGAATTGGTCAAAGACGCAGTGGAGAACGTTGAGAAGACAAATCCAAAAGCAGTCACAGAAGGTGGCATGAAAGACTACCTGCACGACGAGGCAGAGAAACTTTCAAGAGAAGAATTCATTAAAAAACATGGTGAGAGCCTAGCAGGTTTCTGGGACAGTATAAACGGAACTGAAGAAGCAGTTGAAGGCAAGATGCCAGCGGGCCTAAAAGCATACCATGACAAAAAAGCAGGCAAAGAAGAAAAGAAAGAAACTGTTAAAGAAGCAATCCAGATTTCAACTGACACTCCACAAGAAGCATCAATGATGATGCAGATATTAAAACTTGCAGGTGTGCAACAGGTTGATCCAGCAATGATTGGTGCAGAACCAGAAGCAGATTCACACGCTGAGCCAGAAATGGATCAAGACGATGCGGCAGGTTCCATGGACATGGCTAGGATGAGAGACATCATAAAAAATCCAGAAGACGAGCAAAAAGAAGAAACGTTCGCAAACGAACCTGAAGAGAAAGTTCAAGACATAGACAGCCTGGTTAACAAACACTCAGGTGGTTTAAACAGACAAAAGAAAACTTATCCAAAAGTTGCAAATGGAGACAATCCAATGGCGGCAGAAGACAAGATCACAGAGGAAGAGTTGGCTAACAGTCTTAGAACACAGTACGAAAGTTTCAAAACTGCATATCAAGAAGCGGCAAAACCTGACTTCTTAGACATGGACAAAGATGGCGACAAGAAAGAACCAATGAAAAAAGCCATCAAAGACAAAGAAGCAAAGTAATACTTTTCAAAGCAACATCACAGCGTTAAATACTACACTATGGCGTATGTATCACTAGATAGCGACCAAATCAAGAAGGCGCACAAGAAACACAAGTACAGCAAGACCCAAGTGGAACAACTTGAGAAATGTATGGATCCAAAGTCGGGACCATTGTACTTTATGAAGCAGTTCATGAAGATACAGCATCCTGTGAAAGGATCAATACCTTTCCAACCATTTCCATACCAGGAAAGACTGATAGAGAGCTACAACGATCACAGATTCTCTATAGCCATGTTGCCTAGGCAAACTGGTAAGACCACATGTGCCTCTGGTTTCCTTATATGGTATGCCATGTTCAGACCAGATTCACAGATACTAATCGCCGCACACAAATACGCAGGAGCATCAGACATCATGTCGAGGGTGCGTTACGCATACGAGATGTTGCCCAGTTGGATCAAGGCGGGTGTAACACAGTACAACAGGAATAGCATAGAATTTGATAACGGTTCAAAGATAATGGCAACCACAACAACTGAGAACACAGGACGGGGTATGTCACTTACATTAATATATTGTGATGAGTTCGCATTCGTGCAACCGCCAGAGAAGGCAAAAGAGTTTTGGACTTCACTGTCTCCAACGTTGAGTACAGGTGGTAAGTGTATGATAACATCAACACCTAACAGTGACGAAGATCAGTTCGCTATGATTTGGAAAGAGGCCAACAAGAGATTTGACGAATACGGCAATGATAAACTGATAGGTACCAACGGATTCTACGCAATGAAGGCACACTGGTCAGAACACCCAGACAGAGACCAAGCATGGGCGGATGCAGAAAAGGCCAGGATAGGTGAGGAGAGATTTCGAAGGGAACACGAGTGTGAATTCTTGATCTTTGACGAGACCTTGATTTCGAGTTTAACATTAGCAGACATGGAGGGCACATCACCAGTGGAAACCACAGGGCAAGTGCGTTGGTTCAAGCGTCCAACACCGGGTCACACGTATCTCGTGTCACTGGACCCTAGCATGGGTACAGGTGGCGACTATGCCGCAATACAGATTTTTGAACTACCTACTTTCGAACAGGTGGGTGAATGGCATCATAACATGACACCAATGAATCAACAAGTGAGGATATTGCAAGGGATAAACAAACACATTCATGACACCATAATGGAGAAGGATGCAACTGCATCACCACAAATATTCTACAGCATGGAAAACAACTCCATCGGTGAAGCCGCACTTATGCGGGTAATGGACATTGGTGAGGAAAACATACAGGGTATGTTTTTATCTGAACCCATCAGGAAAGGACATAGACGTAAGTTCAGGAGAGGATTCAACACTACCGCAAAACACAAGATCGACGCCTGCACTAAATTTAAGGAACTGATAGAGAACGACAAGATGAAGATCAACTCACAACTTTTAATATCAGAGTTAAAGGATTTCGTTGCATCGGGCATGAGTTACAGTGCTAAACCGGGACAGCATGACGATCTTGTAAGTTCTTGTTTGTTAATGACACGTATGATGAAGGTGTTAGCAGATTTTGATCCTAAAATATTCGAAAAATGGACTGATAGAACCAGCGAGATAACACCAATGCCCATATTTGGATCATTCACAGGATAATAAATACACTATATGAACCCTAAAAACTCTGAAGATTTATTCAACAAGATAAGGTCACAGTTCTCAAACATCAGATTAGGTGATGAGAATGGCGCCGCTACTGCCGATCCAAGCAGTGCAGTGTTCTTTGAGTTTGAATTCCAAGAAGATGCAGACACTTTTGGTAGTGTTAGCATAAGCCTAGCAGACGGTGAGAACATGAAAGTGTACTACAACAGGGATCTAGTAAGCAAGATTGATGAGGACAGCAGAGACGAATGGTATGCGTTCCTTAAGGAGTTGAAAGACTTCGCTGTAGAGCATCAAATGAGGTTTGACGTTAGAGACATCACTAAAAACAACCTAACGAAGCAGGATTACGAAAATCTTGCAGATACGAACAAAACGGTAAATACTGATGAAATGTCAGAAGAATTAGCAAGAATTACTAAATTAGCCGGTATTGAGGAAACAAAGTCACCTCAAGAAAAAATTAAAATAATGAACAAAATTGAAAAAATAAAAAAACAATCTAAAAATCTTATGGGTCCTGGAGATGCAGATCAAATAAAGAAAAATAAAGAAGAATTAGCAAGGCTTGTAAAAGAACTACACGAAGGACTTACAGGCACTGCGAAACGTTCGTACGAGAACCTAGACAAGACAAAATTGATAATCAGACACAAAGGCAAAGTTGATGAAACCGTGCCGGGTGCAAGATCAAGACAGATACAATCACTGTACATTGAAAATGAAGACGGTGAGAGATTCAAGTATCCACTTACACACCTAGCAGGTGCGAGAGCAATGATGAGACACGTTGCCAACGGTGGAAGACCACATGACGAGTTTGGACAACACATCGTTTCAACTTCAGAAGACATCGCAAAATTAAATTCATTCTCAAGATACGTGACCAACAAAGATCAATTGAACGATAATGCTGGTGACATCATTGAGCAGACTAAATTGAAACTAGAGAATCTAAGAGGTTACATGAAGAACCTTTCTAATCAATCACACTACGAAAACGCAAGTAAAGATTTCAAAACATCGGAAGAGCAAATACTAGACGACGAAACTGTAAACAAATTGAGAGAGAAGTTCACCATGAAAAATCTAGACAACAGAGTTGAAGACGCACTACCACTTATCAACAGGATAATGAGTGAACTAGAAGCACCTAAAGAAGAAGAACAAGTGAACGAATTAGAACCAGATGCAGAGCCTATTGATGCACCTGTACAAGCGCCGGTAGATCACGGAGCAGTCGTACAGAGTTTCCTTAATGATCCGGACAGCAAACTAGTATTAAGGAAAGACGATTCAGCAGACAAGATGTTGAAAGTGACAAAATTCACAAACAAGAACACCATGTTGAGTTCTATACTGTCAGACATCGCATCAAGACTGTTGACCAAAACAGGTGAGGAAGACAGGGTGGCAAATTTTGCTAGTAGAGTTGCAGATGAGATGGAACAGGAAAATTCAGCAACATTCAAACCAACACCTGACTACATCAAAAACAAGAAGATAGCAGTGCAGTTGGCCAAGAGATACATCGACGACTACAAGAAAATGCAGTCTGAACCAGGTTACACGGACCAAGTGAGAATGGATCCAGCGGATTTCAATCCCAAGAAAGACCTAAAAGGCAAAGCAAAAGAAACTGAAGCGTTTGAATCATGGGTAGACTCAATTGTAGACGAAGGTGGAATTAAACCTTACGTGTCAATGAGCAGGGGCAAAGACAACAACAAGATGACCTACAACGTCCTAGACAGAAATGAGAAAACAATCTTCTCATCTGTAGATCAGGAAGAGGCACAAGATTTCTTAAGGAAGAACTATGACAAGTTGAGAGCAGGCGAAATGGAAGTTGCGGAATATGCCACTGAACCTAAAGATCAAGAAATTGAAAAGAAAGACAAAGAAAACGCTACAAAACTTGATGTTACAAAAGCAGACAAGATGATGAACACGCCAGCGTATCAAAAAATGAAAGCGGGTGATCCCAAGTACGCAGATAAAACTGAAGGAATGGGCGACAAGATAGCAGACATGGCACAGAGCATGAGTAAAGATGAATTCATGAGCAAGGCAGACGAACTAGGACTTACACCAGAAGAGGCCGCGGAACACTATGAGAAGATGCAGGGCGGTGCACACGCAGGCAAGTTTGAGGGCAACCAATTCGCACAGGCAGTACAGAAAGCCAAAGCGGCAGGCATGAAATCAGGTGACAAATTTAAAGTTGGTGACCAGGAATACACGCTCAAAGATGCCATAGAGATGGCAGGACTAGATCTTAATGAATTCTATTCAGAAGAAGAGATCGCATACGATAACCAAATAGATCGTATCAAAAACCTAGCACTTTACCAATAATACTAGTAGACATTAGATAAATATAGTTGTATATTACGTACTATATGTCTAATATACATTTAGGCAAAAAACAAACATAGGCACAATTAAGGAGGCTTACATTATGGCATCATTGGCTGAAATAAGAGCGAAGTTGAAATCTCAAGAAGTGAATCGCTCCACTTCCAACACAGGCGGAGACAACGCCATCTACCCACACTGGAATATCGCAGAAGGTTCTGAAGCAGTGGTCAGGTTCTTACCAGACAAGGACGAGACCAACACATTCTTCTGGACTGAGAGAAACATGATCAAGTTACCATTCGCAGGTATCAAAGGTCAGACTGATTCTAGACCAGTGACAGTGCAAGTACCGTGCATGGAAATGTATGGGAAGACTTGTCCAGTACTCACAGAGGTGAGACCGTGGTTCAAAGACAAGAGCATGGAAGACATGGGCAGAAAATACTGGAAGAAGAAAAGTTACATTTTCCAGGGTTTTGTCACAACGAATCCACTAGCAGAAGACTCAACACCTGAGAATCCAATCAGAAGATTCATCATTGGACCTCAGATCTTCAACATAATCAGAGGAGCACTCATGGATCCAGAGATGGAGGAAATGCCAACTGATTACTTGAAGGGTGTGGACTTCAGGATCACCAAGACAACTAAAGGTGGTTATGCTGACTACTCAACATCAAAATGGTCAAGAAGAGAAAGACCGTTGGACGAGGCAGAGAGAGCCGCGATCGACACACATGGGTTGCACAACCTAGGTGACTTCAGACCAAAAGAACCAACAGAAGCAGAGGTTAAAATAATCGCAGAACTATTTGCGAAATCTGTGGAAGGTGAGGCTTATGATCTCGAGCAGTATGGACAGTACTTCAGACCGGCGGGCGTGGCTTACCAAGGTAAACCACAGGTAGCAGTACCAACAGCATCGGCTCCAGCGGCGACACCAGTGGCAGAGGCGGCTCCAACAGCGGCACCTGTGACTGAAAGTGCACCAGCACCACAACCCGAGGCGGCTCCGGCGACGGCGGCTCCGGCGGGCGACAGTGCCAAGAGAGCGGAAGACATCTTGAAGTTGATTAGATCAAGACAAGCAAAATAATCTGACATTTTACCAAGGCCCTAATATTGACGTTAGGGCCTAGGTATGCTAAAATAGATGACACAAAGGACAAAATTATGACAAAAGTATTTGACGCAACAAAATTTAGAAAGAGTATCACAAAGTCTATACAAGGCTTAGGCATAGGATTCAGCGATCCCACAGATTGGATCTCGACAGGAAATTACGCATTGAACTATCTAATGACCAGTGATTTTAACAAAGGAATTCCACTAGGCAAGGTAACTGTACTCGCAGGAGAATCAGGAGCGGGTAAGAGTTACATAGCATCAGGAAACATTATCAAGAACGCACAGGAACAAGGCATATTCGTTATCCTGATAGACACAGAGAACGCACTAGACGAACAGTGGCTACAGGCATTGAATGTAGACACATCAGAAGAAAAATTATTGAAATTAAGCATGTCCATGGTAGATGATGTGGCTAAGACCATATCAGAGTTCATGAAGGGTTACAGAGAACAACATGCAGACAACAAAGAAGGTGCACCTAAAGTACTTTTCGTCATAGACAGTCTGGGCATGATGCTTACACCAACAGACGTAAACCAGTTCGAAGCAGGAGACATGAAAGGTGACTTGGGTAGGAAACCCAAGGCCCTGACGGCACTCGTTAGGAACTGTGTGAACATGTTTGGTAGTTGGAACGTGGGACTTATAGCAACCAACCACACATACGCATCACAGGACATGTTTGATCCAGATGACAAGATATCAGGTGGTCAAGGTTTCATCTACGCAAGTTCTATCGTTATCGCGATGAAGAAATTAAAACTTAAGGAAGACGAGAAAGGCAACAAGATATCAGAAGTGAGAGGTATCAGGGCCGCTTGTAAGGTAATGAAGACAAGGTACGCTAAACCATTTGAAGGTGTACAGGTCAAGATTCCTTATGACACAGGCATGGATCCCTACAGTGGATTAGTTGACCTGTTCGAGAAAAAAGGTCTATTGGTTCAAACAGGAAACAGACTGAAGTATGTTGATAAAGCAGGTAAGGAACACATAGACTTCAGGAAAGCATGGACTGGCGATAAATTAGACATGATAATGGCAGAGTTTAAAGAGGAAGCACCCAAAGAAGTGGAAGACACAGATGCCCCTATCGAAGTTGAAACAGAAACAAAACCAAAAGCAAAGAGTAAAAAAGAAGAATAATGATAGACTTTACACACGAGGATATCGAAAGGTTATGGAACTCCATAACACACTACGTTCCAGAGAGACAGAAACTGGACTGTGCCATAGACTTCATCAAAAGCCTAGAGGACATAGGAGTAGAGCACGACGAGATCAAGGCGTCTGCTGAATACGATCCCAAGTTAGAAGAAGCGATCAACACTGTGTTCGAGGAAGACGAAGAGTCAGACGGATACGGCGAAGATGATTAATTGGTACAACGAAGTCAGCAGGAACCTAGCAAAGATACCAGACTGCGTGGCATACTTCGACAAGGAATTGATCGAGGCCAAGAAGCAGTGCAAGATCTACGGTAACTTGGAGAGAGCCAGTGCGGCACTACCGGGCATAGTGGAAGAGAGATTCAGTCAACTGCAACAACTGGAAGCCATATTGGAATACCTAAACATCGAGTTGCGGAGATTGAGATCAAAGACCTTCAGGAAATACTTGGAAAATTACAACAGGGCGTTGTCAAGCAGAGATGCAGAGAAGTATGTGGATGGTGAGGACGATGTTGTCGACATGGACAAGATCATTAACGACTTCGCACTGATAAGGAATCAATGGCTGGGCATCACAAAGGGACTGGATCAAAAACAATGGCAGATAACAAACATCGTAAAACTGAGGGTAGCAGGAATGGAAGATGCAGACATCAAATAGAATAATACTCACGGACGTAGACGGTGTGCTACTAGAGTGGGAACACCACTTCACCAAATGGATGTTGCAGAAAACATTATTTGATGAGAAAGGTGCCAGGTATCACCCACACAGACTACTACCAGACAAACAGAACACATACGAGATGGCAGAACGTTTTGGTGTGACAAAAGACGAAATTAGAAAACACATAAGAGAGTTCAACAGGAGTGCTTGGATGGGTACACAGAGGCCTATGCTGGAGTCACAGACATGGGTCAAACTGTTAGCGGCAGAGGGGTGGACCTTCATACCAATCACATCACAGACATCTGACATACCTGCACAACAGTTACGTAAGAAAAGATTAGGCGAACTTTTTGGGGATCATGTGTTCACAAATTACCACATACTAGGCACGGGTGCTGACAAAGACAGTGCTTTAGCCGAGTTTCACAATACCGGGCTGTATTGGGTCGAGGACAAGCCAAACAACGCTGTAGCCGGGCTCAAATACGGTTTAAAGCCTATATTAATAGACCATCCATACAATAAAGACTTCGATCATCCTGATGTAATACGTGTGAATAATTGGAAAGAAATACACCAAATAGTTTCAGGAAGAAAATAACAATCTAAATATTTTTAGTAAAGATGAGTTCGATGTTGTGTTTTTTACCAATTCTGTTTGTCCAAATCTTATATCCACTGGTTTGATATTTTTCCACTATCTCGTCTAATCTATTAAAGTTTACGTCTGTGTTGCCTATATCCATTTCGCATTCACACAGGATCACTTTTGCCGGCAAAGACAAATCCAGTATTTCATTCAGCATCTCATACCATCGTCCTTCCACATCTAATTTTATGATATCCACTTCAGGGCCGTGCTGATCAGCGATCTCTTTTAAATTAATTGTTTGGACTTCTATCACATTCTCATATTTCTCCGGCTTGTCTAATTGAAAACATTTGCCATCGCCAGCGACGTCGTAAAACTTCATTGTCTGCCCTGCAACTGTGTCATAGGCTTTGCTAGTATGAATAATGTTATAATCACCTCTATTGGCACTGTCTGTGGTCTGTTTTGATAGCGGAGTTGGATCAAAGGTCAAGATCTTTGCTGTGCGATTATCTTTCCTGCAATTGACTTCGTACCTAATTTCCCTGGAAACTCCAAAGTTCCAAAACATTTTTGCGTTTTTTCTAACATGATCGGGTGTGCTATATTGTTTGTACCGTGTCCATCCTTGTTGATTAACTACACCACCACTGGGCGATAGAGTAAACCTGCTTTCGTACTCTCGGCAACGTTGTGAAATCTGCATACTGAAATATTTATAGTTAAATATTGATGTGAAAATATACGTAGGGCACGACAGCAGAGAAGACATTGCTTACCAAGTCTGTGAGCATTCTATAAAAAGAAGAGATCCGTCAGCAGAAGTCATCCCCCTCAAGCAAAAACAGATGCGAGACCAAGGACTGTACACCAGGCCTGTGGACAAATTGGCATCAACTGAATTCACGTTCACAAGGTTCTTCGTACCATACATGAATGACTTCAAGGGTTGGGCAGTGTTCTGTGATTGTGATTTCCTTTGGAAGATTCCAAGCCATGAACTTGTGAAATACTGTGATCCAAGCAAAGCGGTTGTGGTTGTACAACACGACTATGCACCAAAAGAAACAACCAAGATGGACGGACAGGTACAGACATCTTATCCCAGGAAGAATTGGTCAAGCATGGTGTTATGGAATTGCGAACACCCCAAGAACAAAATCCTCACACCAGAACTATTGAACGAAGAATCACCAAAGTTCCTACACAGGTTCAGTTGGTTAGATGACAACGAGATAGGTTCAATGCCCGCGGAATACAACTGGTTGGTAGGTTGGTACAAGGAGCCAAGGGACGGCACACCGAAAGTATTACACTACACGGAAGGTGGTCCATGGTTTGATGGTTACCGAGATTGTGAATATGCAGATGACTGGAAGAAGGAACTAATAAATCTTTTCAGTTCGTAAAATCAAAAATAAATCTTGTCTATCTGATCGCCGTTTGGTTTTTGTTCTATTATCTCACTGTTATTGAATCCTAGTTGGAACATGTATTCGTCCATTTCATTTTCAGATGGCATATCTGGAAACTGCTTATCCTTGTGTAGGTTGACTTCTTGTATCACGTATTTGGCACGTGTGAATATATCTGGGGCACCGTTCATGACCATTATCTCAGCACCCTGAACATCTTGTTTGATCAAGTCATACTGGGCATCCTTACCTACTAATTGGTCCAACGTTTTCATCTGCCTGATCTCATAATCTTTGAAAATACCAAACACTGTTGAGCCTTTTGTGTATGTGACCTTCTTCCTGTTTCCCTTGTCAATTTCACGCAGGTACATTTTTATTTCCCTGTCACTGTCACCAAGCACAGCGATATGATAATCGTCCGTCACTTCTTTTAATCTTTTCTCGTGTTTTTGTCCTGCTTCAATGCAGGTGTAATGAGCATCGGGCCAAATGGGTTTGACGTTTTTGGTCCAGAATCCATTCCACGCACCTATATCCAGTATCCGCGAAGGCATGAACTCTTGTTTTGATTTCAATCCTTTCAAATATTCGTACATCATGCTTTGTAATAGATTATATCTGGCCAAGTTTTGATCAAGACTTTGAATCCCAAGGATTTTAAATGCTCCTTGATATCTCTCTTACTGCTACCGTATTTCTCACTGTTGCCGTTCAACTCAATCATCAAGTATTCAACGTTTTCTAGAGTTTTTCCCGCACCCTTGAGCACTTCCATCTCCAATCCCTCGACATCTATCTTTATGAAATCCACCCCTTGTAAATCTAAAGAATCTAACTTGTTGATCTTGGTTTCACCTTTTTCCAACAACACCCTAGTGTTTTGTGTGGCACTTTCCTCGGTCAACTTCACAAATCCATCATCATTGCCTATTGCTTGATTGTACAATCTAACATGACTGTGAGCACTCATGTTCCTTGTTAGACATTCATAGTGCAACTTGTTAGGTTCATAACAATGAATGTTCTTTGCATACTGTTGCATTGCCATAGACCATGTTCCACACCATGCCCCTATGTCGATTATGAAATTGAATTTCTTATTCTGTATCTTGCACCATTCGAGAAATTTATCGAGACAGGTGTCCTGCATGTGAGGATTTCCTGCTTCGCGCCATTGCTCTATCTGGGCGTCTGCGGACGGTACCCATATCCCTCCACTCAATTTTTCTATCTTCACAGTATTCCCTTGTCCATCAATATCTCCACCGCCGTACCGTCCTCTAGTTCTTCCGGTGTGAACTGTTGGTAGGCTAGACTGTACAACCAAGGCTCAGGACCACCGTAGTAGGGATTCTCTATGTCTGCTAGTTCCACGTTGCCCACGTCTACAGCAAAACTCTTGTCATCACAGAACACAGGTATGCCCTCACACATGGCCTCCACTGCCGCAATACTACAACTTGTGACCACGCACCAGGCCTCCTTGAGGTCCTCGGATAGGGGTACAGTTGCCTCACTTGGTCCTGATGTACCCCTGCCCCTAGGCTTGTGTCGAAGTCGGATAGGTCTGTCAGTGTATCTCTTGATCTGTTCGACGGTCTCGTTCGTCCAATTGGGTCGGCCAAGATAGTTGTGTATGCCTGTGCTACTAGGACATACCAAAACATACTTGCCAGCGAAGTTTGGTGCCTTGATCTTCATTCCAAACTTCTCAAATCTATCTGCTTTGCAATTTTTTATGTAAGGCACGTGTATGGCATTCTTACACACACGCCAATAATGATTGTCAGGTTTCAGATTGTTGTTGTCAAATCTTCCAAAGTAAGGTGTGTCTGTGAACCAGTAGTTGTGATTACGTGCTTCCAACTTCTTGACCATCTCTCTGTTGTTGCCGACGAATCCCCAGAACATGCTGTTGCTGACTGGATCTGTTTCCACAGCATTGTCTAACTTGGTAATCTGGTCTGGCCATGACTTCTCAACACCGTTGAATACCTCCCATGCCTTGCTTTTCTTGTTGCTAAATGGTGCGTAGATCGTTAGCATCTATAAATTTTAATAAGTGTTCCGCCCACTCTTTGTGTCCTTCTGTGCTAGGATGTGGATCACCAGGTACACAATGTTGTTTATTCTCTACCGTGTAATCTATATGGCTTGTTTCTGGTCTGAAGAATCTTGTCCTATCTATCTTGTCAAACATTAATTTGATATCCGGATTTGTAATTTCTGCATCTGATAGGGTGTTGTACATCACGTATGGATATTTCCTAAATTTAAGGAAGTCCTGTAAGTCATGTATTGCTAATAGAGACTCTATCTGCGTTGCCTGTTCTATGTCTAGACCTTTGTTAAAAAGATATTTGAAAAATGATTCTGTACTGCTATCACGATTTGGATCCCATGTTTTCCATGTGGTCTCCATTGTTGGAAACTTTGCTTTTTTGAATCCATCACCAGTGGGGTAATCAAATCTATTTCCGCCACTAGATCCTATCACGAAAAAACAATCCTTTGCTATGTTTGGGAATTTTTCACACCAGACCCTAGTTGTCCACATCAGTCTTTTGTTTCCACGTCCGCCGCCTGCTAGATTCTCAGCAATTGGTAAATCCATCATTCTGGATAATTCCTCGCCACAGTGTGTGTGGACTCCACACTTGGGTCTGGTTGTCAAGAATGAACAACCATTTATGAACATTTTTGTTGGCATGTGATTATAATTATATACTACTTATTCATGATATGCAAACTGTAAAAAACATAGGTTCAATGAAGTATTTCCTCGATCGGTGGGAGGTGGTAGATCCAGAATACAATTACACCGTGCCCTATCATGATTCGATCAATCCTAATTTTACAAGTTTACCAACTTTCGTTGCGGAATTCCATGACTGCAAGATACATACCTGCCCATTATTGCTGACCAGAGAAAACAAATTAATAACAGAACACTTGTGGAAACTTACCCACAAAAGCAGACACAAGCCACACAAGAGTCACAGGCTTTGGACAGAATGGGATGAAACAGTTGATCTTACATTGCCAACAGTAAAAGAATCATTCAACGAGACCAACACATACGTGTGGCTCCCAATTGATGAATATAGTGTTGAAAATCCATGGCACATCTGGATTGACGTCATATCAAAATTTCGCCTACTTGAAAAAAGATGGGCAACTAATTTTTCTAGATTTTGTTTTGTATTGGCGAACCATAGTCGTTATTTCGAAAAAGTTTGTAAGGCTCTTTTTCCTGACGTTAAGATTATCGTCATGCCCAAAAACGAGACATGGCAGTTCAAACATTTGATTGTACCAAGTGCGAGCAACACACAAGATGGAATAATTGTGCCACCGATGGCTCCGTGGCTGAGACATTTCAAAGGATTGAAAAATTTGAAAGGAGTAAAACCACACAGGAAAATAGTTGTGCTAAGGCCGGGTGCTGTAAGTAGAAGAATACAAAACTCTGACGAGTTGATGCTGAACCTCAAAGGTTGGGAGACTGTAGTATTGGAAAAATTGTCCATCCAAGAACAAATGAAAACATTCGCCGAGGCTTCACATGTTGTGGCGGCCCATGGTGCAGGATTAACAAATCTGTTATGGTGTCAACCTGGAACAAAAGTATTAGAGATACAAGACAGAAGTATGCTACACAAGAAAGTTTATCCATTACTGTCGCACAACCTAAACTTAGAACACAAATTATATCTAGCAGATGTGGTACCCATACCCAGAGAAAATGGGAGGAAACCCCAAGGCATCAAGAGGTTTAGTGACATGATAAAATTCAAAATCAACATACCCGAAATCATGGAGCACCTAGAATGAACCTATCAGTGCTACAGAAGAAACCTGAACTTGTACTAGAGCCTTATCCACATTTCGTGATCGAGGATGCACTGCCCCAAGATGTGTACGAACAACTCGACAAGGAGTGGCCCAAAGAACAACTGCTATCCACGGAGCCATTTGATTCAGGTATATGTTATAGGTTAAAAGCAGACGAGATGTTGAAGCCGGGAAAAGTTTCCAATATATGGAAAGAATTTACCGAGTACCACACATCAATGGAATTTTACAAACAAATGACCGGAGTGTTTGGCGATTTGGTCCCCCACGTGGAAGACCTAACATTAAGTCCAAGAGGATGGGACACAGGCCATGACAAGATAGGAACCGACTGTCAGACAGTGATGCACAAGCCCATCACCTACAGTTCAAGGACTGCACACATAGACAATCCTAGGGAGATATACGCGGCCTTACTTTACATGCCATACAAAGAGGATCAAAGCACAGGTGGAGAATTCCAGATACACGAAACACATGATACCATTTCAGAAGTGAATAAAAACGGCGGTAGAGAAGTAAAAGAGAAGGCGGGCAAAATTGTGAAGACAATCCCCTACAAAGCAAACACACTGGTTGTATTCTGTAACAATTCAACAAGGTGTGTACACAGCGTATCCGCTAGGAAAAATGCCGTGCTAAACAGGAGGAGTGTAAACATAATTGCAGAATTCAATAGGGCGGCCGGCCGTAAGATGTTTGAAGTGAAGGAAAACAGAAAATAATGTTGTCAGGAATACACACGACCAAACCACGGACACAGCGTTATGTGGATGCTTTCGTTCGTGGATCTGGTCAGGGCAAGATATATCAATTCAGAGATTTAAAATCATTACCCAAAGAGAATCTGACCATGTACGGTATATTAGCCGGGTCAGGCGAGGTTTACAAATGGTGTGAGAAGGAACACAGAGATTTCTATTTTATGGATCATGGTTATTTCACAAATGCACATGACAGTCCACATTGGTTGCGTATAACCAAGAACAAACACTGCCAGAACGTACTACAACAGAGGTCAGCAGACAGGTATGAAAAACATTTCAGGCAAGACATCAAACCTTGGAACAAGGGTAAGAAAATTCTTGTCCTACCGCCAACTAATGCAATAGCGAACTTCTTCGATGCCTCTGACTGGCTGTCTAACACATTGAAGATTCTCGAACAGAACACTGACAGAGATATAGATATAAGGGAAAAACCATACAACCCAACAATCGAAATTGATCACGTGGGTGCCACTGTAAAGGTTGATAGGCCTACTGTCCACAAAGGCAATATCAATTGGGCAGATTACCATGCAACAGTGACCTACAACTCCAACACCATGGTGGCCAGCCTGGTCAACGGTGTGCCAGTATTCTGTGATCCCAAAAACAGTGCGGCGGCACCCATATCGGAAACAGATTTCAGCAAGATAGAAACACCTAAATACGGAGACAGGATTGCATTGTTCAGCAGTCTAGCGTATAATAATTGGACACTACAAGAAATGGCCAACGGCACAGCATGGAGGATGTTGAATGAAAGTTGAGATATTCAGAAGGACGGTAAAGGATCGTAAACGTGGAAACAGTTACGAATTGCTTTACCATCTCAAAGAAGGCATAGAGGCCGCGGGCGATGAAGCGATCATAGTCAATGAGAACAGGTCCGGTCCAACCGTGGAAGGGGAGATGACTCCCACTGCACCCATGGCGGCAATGTTTGGATATGGCGGTGACCGACAGATGCATCACACCAAAGGCAGACGTAGGGAACTTGCAAATAATTGCAGAGACAAAAAGATTCCGCTGATAACATTTGATGGGGGACTTTTATCTAGTTTTGGTAATGTATCAACATCACCTGATCATCATTTCAGGGTTTCGTTGTACACCCCCATGAACGATGGCGACTTCCTGTCAGACAACAGTCCAAGCGATCGTTGGGACATGATGGTGAAAAAATTCAAAGTGAAGTACGAACCATGGCGTAAGTCTAACCAAGACGATCCCATAATATTTGTACTGCAACCCAAGGACAACTGGAGCATGAACGAACTGGATCCCATAGAATGGTTCAATGGAGTTTATGAAAGACTAAGGCCTGCCACAGACAGGAAGTTCATAGTCCGACCACATCCAAACCACGTGGCATCTATTGTGGCACGTAAAGGCGACTTGCCTGAGGACGTGGAACTGCAATACACACAACAACACTTCGCAGGCGATGAAAAGAAATTCTACAGATTCCATTTCCAGGAAGCGATAGCGAATGCACACGCCGTGGTCACACACAACTCTACTGCCAGTGTTGACAGTTGCATACGAGGAATACCAACGTTCTGCACATCGGATCTAGCACTGTGTTGGGACGTGTGTAACAAGGACCTCAACGATATAGAAACACCAAAGACACCAGACAGGACACAGTGGGTCAATGACCTAGGTTACAAGTTATGGAGCATAAAAGAAATAAGAGACGGAACAGTGTACAAAAGATTCAAACAGAGGTTAGGTTTATAATGACATCATTGTCTGTAGTTACAACCTTCCCGCCAAACAGATGGACAGCATATGCGAAAAGGATGTTGGAGAGCCATATACAATTCTGGCCTGACGATGTTACCTTGTACGCATATCATGAAGGTGAGAAGCCAACTCTGGAACATCCAAAGATTAAATTCATAAACATCGAAGATGCCAATCCCGAATTGCTCAAATTCAAGCAAAGACACAAGGACGATCCTGTGGCCAACGGCGAAGTGGATGAGATACCAGGTGGTGTAAGGCGAGATCCCAACGCAGGCAAAAATGACAAGGGCAAAGGATCTTACCTATGGGACGCTGTTAGGTTTGCACACAAGACCTTTGCAGTGGATCATGCAATCAAAACAATAGATACAGACTATGTTCTGTGGCTAGATGCTGACACATACACATTCAGACCAATCACAAGGGAGTTCGTCACAGGACTACTGCCCCAAGACAAGCTCGTGAACTTCCTGGGCAGGGGCGAAAAGTATCCCGAATGCGGATGGGTGTGCTACAACAAGAAGCATTCAAAAATCACAGAGTTTATGCGGTACTGGACAGACCTGTACATCAAAGACACCATATTCAAAGAGTTGGAATGGCATGACAGTTACCTGTTCTGGCAGTGTGTGAAAAGGATCGCACCCAACGACGGAGTAGACATAGGAAAAGGTGCGGGTGCGAAGGGACATCACGTGTTCATCAACAGCGTGTTGGGAGCATACGTGGATCACATGAAAGGCAAAAGGAAAGTGCAAGGGAAAAGTAGCAAGAGCGACTTGCGTGGTGACAGGAACGAGGACTACTGGAAGAACGTGGAGAACTACGATCCTTTTGGTGGTGTGAAGTTCGATCCCAAACAGGCTGACGACATAGTGAGCAAGGTGGCCAAAGGGAAGCAGGGCAACTGATGAGGATAGAAGCATGGCCCATGCATGGTCCATTGAACAGCAAAGACATCTTTGCAAAATTCATAAAATCTATGCAGAAAACAGGAGACCAGGTACATGTGAACAAAGAAACCAACGGTGACGTTGCAGTGATCTGGAGTGTGTTATGGCGTGGCAGGATGCAGAATTACAAAAAGATATGGGATCGTTACAGGAGCCAAGGCAAACCTGTGATTGTCATTGAGGTGGGAGGACTTCGTAGGAATCTCAGTTTCAAAATTGGAATAAACGGAATAAACAGAGATGCCGACTTCGCCAACCAAGATTTTGATGATGCACGATGGCCACTCTTCAAACATGAATTGCGACCATGGAATCCAACCGGAGACTTGATTGTCATATGTGGTCAGCATGACACATCAGAGCAATGGAAAGGATTACCTAAGATGTCCAACTGGATCGAACAACAGATAAATGAAATAAGGAAATACACCACAAGGCCTGTCTTGGTAAGGCCTCATCCTCGTAACACGATTACATTCGATGAGAACAAATTCAAAAATGTGAAGGTAAGATTACCAAAACGAGATTTCAGGACCTATGACGACACAGATTTTAAAGCAACACTTGAAAGAACTTGGGCAGTGATCAATCATTCCAGCAATCCAGCCATGGAAGCAGTGATGAAAGGCATACCTGTGTTCGTATCGGAATCAAGTCTGTGCCATGATGTGGGTAACATTAAGTTAACAGACATCAACACACCGGCCATGCCCAACCGGGTAACGTGGGCAAACAAACTAGCGTACACGGAATGGTTTGAGGACGAGATAGAACAAGGACTACCATGGGCAAGGATCAGGGCAAGGCTACAGGAGAAATATATATAATGCAAACTATAAACATCGGCAAAAAAGAAATCGAGCCTATCATATGGAAAAAATATGAGGGAGAGGATGTAATCGTAAACACTACAATCAGGCAAGGCAAACGAATACAAGACATCAGGTTCTTTGAAGACAAAGTCAAGGCGGTACCTCGAGGCAACGCCTACTGCATAGGTAACGGTCCTTCACGTAAAGGTTTTGATCTTACAAAACTAAAAGCAACAGGACAGACGTACGGTTGTAATGCACTGTACAGGGACTTCATGCCTGACTTCATATTCTCCGTGGACACCAAGATGTCAATGCAGATGGTGGAGGACGAAGTGGGTTTGAAGACCATACACTACGGACCTGCTTTAGAAGTCAACAGGAAACAGAGCAAGGGCATGATAAATCTCATACCCAACAACCCACATTGGATATCTGGCAACGCCGCTTTTTGGACTGCGGGTGTGCATGGACACAAGAACATCTACCTCATTGGTTTTGATTTCAGGGAGTACGGCAAGGGCGAACTGAACAACATGTACCAAGGAACAGATTGTTATGGCGAACGTAACAACGATAGTATATTCGAAGGTTGGTTGAAACAGTTTCGTGATATGTTAAAGATGAGGCCATATGTCAACTACACAGTGGTGCATGATGATCCACCGGAATATTTAAATCATTTACAGACAGGCACAGACCTAGGAAACAGTCGAATTATGAGTTACAAAGAGTTTGAGGATACCGTGTTAGCCAGTTCTTGATAAGGTCAGTCCAGCACTTTTGAATTTGTTCTTGAATGCATAGAAGTTGGCGTTGTGATTGCTGTAAGGATCTTTGATCACGGTCATCTGGTATAGGTGCACCATCTCGTGTGCCAGTGTTTCTATGAAGTCTCTGAACGTTGGATACTTGGTGTGTATCTCTATTGCGAAAGTGACGTCAGTCTTGTCATAGGGTATCACACTCTGATCATATGTGCCCTTCCTACATTTCCTGTTGTCCCAATTGGCCCAACATCTGCCCCAGTCATTGGTCATCCTTACCAAGTACAATGGTACTGCAGGTAACTTATTACCAAACAATCCCTTGTTGAGATGCTTGAACCAATTTACTGCTATAGAATGTGTGGGTTTGAAATTCCTGGTGTTCTTCCGCATAGTCAGAGTATTTTCCAACCTGATCTTTAATTGTTTCCTGACTGTGACAGTCTTCTTACTGGTCTTTTTCATAGGTTGACTATATTACCAAGTATGCTATAATATACTAATAATTATCAATATTACCAGGTTTGAAAATGCACACAGATTTGCCAAAAACAATTAACGAAGCACTTAAAATACTAGCATATAACGATTATTTCTGGGCAAATCCTTCGATGATAGGAAATACAGCCGTAATCAAGCCACACCCTAAAGATTACGAGACTGTGAGATCCTTGGCAGAGTCACAATATGCCTGGACGGAGAAACAGGCCAGACTAGCATTGGTGATACTGAAAAGGTACCTGACCAAGTTCCAAGCACACGGAATGGATATCAAGAAATTGTTAGACAATCCACAATATGAGGAAGACTTCCGGGTTATCAGTTTTGACAAGGTCATCGAGAAGTACACAGACGACGATAATATCGATAGGATAGAGATGAGATTTCCCTACAACAAGAAAGTGATACAACTGATACGTTGCTTGAAAGATACACGTGACTTGCCTGGAATGTATGCCTTATACGACGGCGAGAAGAAGAAGTGGACCTTCCGACACAGTGATGTTACTGCTTACTATCTGACCTTGATCGCTGTGAGATACGATTTCAAATTCACAGACGACAGTCTGCTCGACGACTACGAGAATATCAAAAAACAAGTGATAGGACATCGCAAACCCACAGCACGATTGGTCGCCGGCCAGGTGATATTGGACAATGCACCGGAATCTCTACAGGAATACTGGAACGAAAACCTAAAGGGCAAGTCAGCATTAACACAAGTAGACTCATTGAAGAACTTTGATATATCGACCAAAGGAATCAATATACCAACAGAGACCATGATAGGTCACAAGATAGCACACAACAATTACCACAAGTTATGGATTGATTCCAAAGGCTTTTCAAAGAACGAGGTAGTCAAAGGTCTCATCGAATTAAACTGTTTTCCATTGATCATGCCAGTGAGTGGTGACATACACATGGAAGACGATGTAAAGGATTTCTGGGAGTGGATGAATGCGTTCAAGGCACACGGTGTTGATCTGTTGAATGAATGCAGTTGGGGATTCGATGTCAAGGAACCCATATACAAGAAAGACCTAGAACGTTTCAACAACGAAAGGACTTATCTTTTAGATAATCAAAAATCAGAAGAGTTCTTTGAGAACCTATACGAGTTGCATCAAATGAGCAAACAGTTCAAATTGATCAACGAACAAACCAAAATCATCTTCGTTAGAAACAGAATACCAAGGGCGTTGATCAAGAGCAAAGTCAAACCAAAAGCATCACTGGTTGGAATAGGCGGTGGTTATTATGCCACGGGCACGGACAACCTGAAAAGAATGCTTGAAAATCTTCCAAAAAAGTTGTATTATAGTGATCACCAACCGAGTAGTTGGGATTGGCATGATCACATAATAGTAAAACTTTAGAATGAGCAGTTGTAAACTAGTAATAAAAGATGAAGTGAACGTGAAGTTCGAGAACCTAAGCCTCGAATGGCGTAAGAGACTTTCCAACAAATTCAAATATGAGATACCATACGCAAGGCATCTACCAGCAGTGAAGTTAGGTAGGTGGGACGGCAAGGTGTCGTTTTTTGGGTTGGGTGGGACAACATATCTAAACCTAGTTGACCAAATACTTCCCATACTCGATGAGGGCGGAGTTTACATAGATGTTGAGGACAGAAGGGAGCAACACAATTTTGAATTTAAACAAGTAGATAAGAATTACCTATCACACATAACATGGCCAGAGAATCATCCAGCCGCGGGACAACCAATCGAATTAAGAGACTACCAAGTGGAAACAATCAACAAGTTCATAGAACATCCACAGAGCATACAGGAAATCGCCACTGGTGCGGGCAAGACCATAATCACAGCGGCCTTGTGCCAATTGGTCGAACCATATGGTCGTACACTTACTATAGTACCAAACAAGAGTCTTGTGACACAGACCGAGGAAGACTTCCTTGCTTGTAACCTAGACGTGGGCGTGTATTACGGTGACAGGAAAGAACTGGGACGTTTCAACACAATAGCAACATGGCAATCACTGAACGTGCTTGAAAAGAAAAGCAAGGACGAACACACGACGGATTTCTTAGAAGCCATACAAGGCATCAACACAGTGATTATCGATGAGGTGCACATGGCCAAGGCAGATGTGCTGAAGAGATTGCTGACCGGTCCATTCGCACACTGTGGAATACGTTGGGGACTGACAGGCACAGTACCCAAAGCAGATTACGAGTTCATGGGTTTGAAATGTAGCATAGGTGATGTGTCTAACAGGATACAGGCCAGCGAACTGCAAGACAAGGGTGTATTGGCGAACTGCCATGTCAACGTTCTACAGACACAGGATCATCCACAATTTAAGACATACGGAGAGGAACTGAAATGGCTTACAACAGACAAGAACAGGATGAAATGGGTGGCCAACACAATCAAGGACATATCAAGTTCAGGTAACACACTGATACTTGTGGACAGGATATCCGCGGGGGAGATCTTGGAAGAGCAGATCGAGGATGCGGTGTTCGTGTCCGGATCAACCAAAAACACAGACAGGAAGGAACAATATGATGAAATATCTACTGCAACAAATAAAGTTATTATCGCCACATATGGAGTTGCCGCTGTTGGTATTAATATTCCTAGGATTTTTAATCTTGTTCTCATAGAACCAGGCAAGTCTTTCGTGCGGGTAATACAGAGTATTGGACGTGGGATCAGGAAAGCAGAAGACAAGGACAGTGTGCAGATCTGGGACATCACCAGCAGTTGCAAGTTTGCGAAAAGACATCTGGGGGCAAGGAAAAAGTTTTACAAAGAGGCCAATTACCCGTATAATATAGAAAAGATAAATTATGAAAATCCTTACACTGGATAACAGAACATACACATTAGAGAAGATACCCGAGTGGGTGGACGAGAAGTTGAGATTCGCTGTGCTGGACAATTCAGATCCTACCAATCCGGATTTCTTCTACATACCTTTGATCTTCTTGGAAAGTTTCAATGCACCAGCGGCGGTTCTAGAGATTGGACCACACAAGATAAAGATGCCACTGGACTGGAAGATGTTGATCGGTGAGGCGGGACAATCAGAGATGCATGTTTTACCAATAACAAGTCTCAACGACAGAGGGTTCGATGCTTTCACATTCAATCCGTTGTCAAGTCCAAAACCCGACTTCCATCCAATAGACGTGGTAGACATCTACACAGAAGTGAAATGGTATTTCCCTAAGATAAAGTCAGGACAGATGTTGGCTGTGCCGTTGAACAATGGTCCAAAACCCATGTGTGCCTACTTCGTAAAAGACATCTCGAGACAGTGTGAACAGGTGGACTATGGCTCCGTCTGGTAGGAAAACAATAACAATTGACGCACCAATCCTGATAACCAGCAACAAGATTGCTGTGTGGATGGATGAAGACTGGATGCACAATTTCTTTGACTTCATGCGGAAACACAAATTCCAATTTTCAGGTTTACAACACAAAAACAAGAAACTAAAATTAACATTTGCAACAGCGAAAGATTGTACGATGTTCGCACTAAAATATGCCAGCAGAAAAAAATAGAAAATTCTTTGATCTAAGGAACGGACTGAAGGCCGTGGACTTCAGGAACAAGGACTACTTCGACAGGATCGATGACAAGGAGAAGTCATTGTACTCTCCCTACACGCTGATGAGATACGTTTCCAATGTTTCATCCAAGGATCCTTTCTACGTGGAACACTACGTGGAGATGGTCAACGAGTGTGTGAACAAGCACTGCTTCACACTGGGCAAACACAAGAAACTGTTATGGATACTGACCGCCATGTGCGGAGCAGAGATACAGCAATTCCATCCATGGCTGAAACCCATGAAGCGTGTGCCAAACAAGAGTCTGAAAAAACTGCAGGCAATATATCCCACATGGAAGGAAACAGACCTAGAGACATTGGACAAAGTGATCACAGACAGAGAACTAGAGGAATTGATGGAGGCCCATGGCATCGACAAATAAATGCACATACTGTGGCAAGGAATTTGCCAAAGAACGTACACTGCAAGTTCACCTGTGTGAACCTAAGAGGAGATACCTACAAAGAGATGAGAAGTGGGTGGTCAATGCGTTCATGGTGTTCCAGAGATTCTATCAGATACACCAACACAATTCAAAAACAAAAACATACGACGATTTCGTCAAGAGTTCATACTACAACGCATTCGTCAAGTTTGGAAGATTCATAATGCACATCAACCCTTTGTATCCTGAGAAGTATATAGACTATGTGTTACAGTCAAAAGTGAAACTGGATCATTGGGCTAGAGACGACCTATATGAGATGTACTTGATTGAGGCTTTGAAGTCAGAGCCCGTGGAGGCCGCACTACAGAGGAGCATAGCCACAATGATGGACTGGGCCACAGAACAGAACGCACAGTGGTCAGACTACTTCAGACTGGTGAACAAGAACAGGGCGGTACAACACATACAGCAAGGCAAGATAAGTCCTTGGTTGTTGCTAGGTTGCAACGCAGGCAAAAGGATGTTAAAATCATTCAACGACGAACAATTACAGATGATTGAAAGATTCATAAACCCAAGTTTCTGGCCAAGCAAGTTGAAGAGCTATCCCGCTGATCACATGCTGGTACAGGACACAGCAAGGGAGGCCAAGATTGTCTAAGATAGATCTAGAAGTGTCTGACAATTTGGAGTTTGATGACGGAGATTGTGCAGTGATAATCAAAGAGGACGGATCCATAGGAAGAGTGATAATGCCAAAAGTCAACAAGGACATATTGAAAACAGAAGGATACAGGAAACTGCTTGACGTGTTGGAAGTGTTACAACCTGGATCACGTGATAAGATGATACAACATGCAGAGAAAGACAAAGGGAGTGTACACTAATGCCTGATGTAGACATAGATTTTTTTGACAGAGACAACACATTGAAGTTATTCAAACACACTCCGGCATCAATGATCAAAGATGGCAAGAGTGAGAAACACAAGACGGGAGTTTACTTCCATGCAGTACCAGAACACCCTGTGACAGGACACGCAAGTTTAGATTACAAACAAGCGGAAGACAGAGGATACTTCAAGATAGACTGCCTTAACGTGAACATATACAAGGACGTTAAATCAGAACAGGAACTTGTCGAGCTCATGATCCAAGAACCAGACTGGGACATGCTGAAAGATCCAAAGATCGTGGAAAACCTTTTCCACCTAAATGGCCACTACAACATAGTGTCAAAACTTGAACCACGTACCATAGAACAACTTGCGGCTGTGTTGGCCATAATACGTCCTGCCAAAAGACAACTAATGCACAAGGACTGGGTAGACATCATGAAAGAAGTTTGGATCAAACCCACAGATGGCAGTTACTTCTTCAAGAAATCACACGCAGTGGCATATGCACAGGCCATAGTGGTGCAGATGAATCTGATAAACAGAGCTAAATATAGTTTTGATGCACCATCAAAAACATAAAAAAATAATCATTAAAAAACGTAAGAGATCCAATACCGCTTCATCATTAACATCAGAACTAGACTCCTACCAGGCCAATAATCCGTTGACGAAGTATGTTGAAAAAGTGTGTGGAATAAATTCGACCGAACCTACTAAAATTAAGTAGGTCTTCTAACTAATTGGATAGTTCTTCTTTTGACCCGTTTCTTTGAAATTTCAGAAAGTTTAACTGTAGGACCATGCACTATCTCTATGTCTTTCGAATTTAGAGTTACCAACGTGGAACGGAAATATCTGAACTCACCCTTGAGGAATATGTTGATTGGTAATTTACGATTGGATTCGTGCCACCAGGTCTCTCCACATTTAAGGAACTTCATCTTGTCTTGTGGCATCATGAGCCTTCCATAATCATAAAAACTGATTACGTTGGCATCCTCGTTCTGTACTATGCCCACGTACTCCAAATCACCCTTTCTGATCAGGCTAAGGAATGGGAACTTGTCCCTCAGTGTGTTAAAAATCTCGTTCATTCTATATCTATAAATACTGTTAAATATGTATTATGCAAACAGTACAAAGGTATTTAATAAATCAGTTGGTAATAGCCTACGTAAGTGGTTATCACGGAAGGAACTCAAAAGTGTACGATAGACGCCTAACACTGCACAGAGGGGTATCAAACCCAGTCTCATTCACGTTCAAGAACGAGGATCAGAAGGCACAGGACATAACAAGCAAGACCTACGAGTTCAACATGATCGATTCTGAGAGCAAGAAAGCGGTGCTGACAAAGACACTAACCATACTGGATGATGGCTCAACTGTGAGCACCAAGGGTGATGCCAGTTGCACGATAACGGAGGGAGACCTATTACCGCTGGATGCCAAGTTCTATAACTTCTCAGTAAGAGAGGTAAAATCAGATGGTAGCAGAGAGATCACATACGCAGACACTGGTTATGCGGCCGCTGGCACAGTAGAACTACTGGATGGTGCTTATCCAGAATTCGTAGCGAGTACAAGTGTTTCGAGTTTCACAGCATCAGGTGGTCCACTGGCATACACATCAGGATCAATAGATTCTAGACCAGGAATCAATAACAACAAGGCTTTACACACGATTGCTGTGTACACAAAAAATTTCTCAGGTGCGTTGAGAGTGCAAGGTACAATGAGTGCTTCACCGAGCAACACAGACTACTTTGATATTACCATGGAAGGTGCAGGATCCACAGCGAATACTTTCTCTAACTCGACAACAGTTACCAACTTCAACTTCACGGGTGTGTACCACAGTGTGAGATTCAGTTGGGGCAACGACAGTGGTAACACTGGTGTGATTGACAAAATCCTATATAGACAGTAAAATAGTATAGATTATGAATCTTATACAGAATACAATTCTGACTAGCCTGCCTGCAAACAGAAAGAAAACACCAAGCGGATGGATCAGTTTCAACGCACCCTGTTGTGTTTACAACGGGGAGACTGCTGACAAAAAGAAGCGTGGCGGACTGATGACCAGTGCGGATGGCACTGTGAGTTACCACTGCTTCAACTGTGGCTTCAAGGCCAGTTATGTGATAGGACGTAAACTGACCTACAAGATGAGACAGTTCATGGGCTACATAGGTATACCGGAGGACACCATACGTAAGTTGGCCATAGAGGCCATGCGTGAGGAGGAAGGAGATGTGAAGTATGAGAAGAAGAAATTCGTGTCATTCAAGAACAAGACACTGCCCAAGAACACACACAAACTGGATGTGTGGCTGGAGAAGTATGTGGGCAATGATCTCACTGAACCACAATGGAAGAAGATAGATGGACTACTAAAGTATTTGGAGAGCCGAGGAATTGGTGCAGACTGGTATGACTTCATGTACTCACCTGATAAGATCTGGGACGTGCACCAAAGATTGCTAATACCATTCTACTGGCGAGGAGAGATTGTAGGATTCACAGGCAGGATGTTCGAGGAATCAGATAGCGTGAAGTATTACACAGACGTGTGGCCTGGATACGTGTTCAACATGGACGCACAGGACTGGACCAGGAAGTTTGTCATAGTCACAGAAGGACCATTCGACGCCATAGCCGTATCTGGTGTGAGCATACTGGGATCGGAGATAAATGACACACAGCGAGAGTTGATTGATGGACTTGGCAGACAGGTGATTGTAGTGCCGGACAGAGATGCTCCAGGACAGAAATTGGTAGACCAAGCAACAGAATTTGGATGGAGTGTGGCATTTCCAGAATGGGACAAAACGGTTGGCGATGTGGCGGATGCTGTGTTAAAATATGGTAGACTGTTTACTATACAATCGATACTGAAAACAACTGAGTCCAGTAAACTGAAAATAGATTTGAAGAGAAAGATGTATGGCTGATTATAATAACAACGAACAACACCAGGCTAAGAACTATTCTTTTGATGTGCAGAAATTGTACATAGAGATGTTGTTGGCGGATGCTGAATCATTTGCTAGAGCACAGAATATATTCAATCCTAATTCATTCGATCGTAAACTGCAACCAATTGCCAAGTTCGTCAAAGACTACATGGACGAGTACAAGGTTATGCCGGAAGTTGACATAGTTAATGCATCACACGATATAAAATTAAAAACAGCGAAGGATCTGGATCCAAGCCATTTCAATTGGTTGCTGGACGAGTTTGAAACATTTTGTAGACACAAAGCACTTGAACAAGCAATACTGTCGTCTGCTGATCTATTAGAGAGAGGTGACTATGGTCCAGTCGAGGACATGGTCAAGGAAGCAGTACAGGTTGGGCTCACAAGAGATCTCGGCACGGACTACTTCGAAGATCCAAAAGGAAGACTCGAAGCACTCAAAGACAACAACGGACAGATCAGTACAGGATGGGCGAACCTAGACAAGAAACTGTTTGGAGGGTTCAACCGAGGCGAACTGAACATCTTTGCAGGCGGATCAGGTGCAGGTAAGAGTTTGTTCTTGCAGAATCTTGCAGTGAACTGGGCACAGGCAGGATTGAATGTATGTTACATATCTTTTGAATTGAGCGAACAACTTACTGCCATGAGACTAGATGCCATGATGACCAATATCCCGACCAGGAGAGTGTTTCCTGAAATAGAAAACGTTGAGATGAAGGTCAAGATGTTGAAGAAGAAGTCAGGTAACCTGCAGATCAAATACTTGCCCAGTGGTAGCAACGTGTTGGATGTGAGGACATATCTGAAGGAACTAGAACTCAAGAACAAGAAGAAAATAGACTGCATACTGATTGACTACTTGGATCTCATGATGCCTAAGAGCAAAAGGATATCACCAGCAGACTTGTTTATCAAAGACAAGTATGTGAGTGAGGAACTAAGGAACTTGGTCGTTGAGAAACAGTGTGTGTTGGCCACAGCATCACAGTTGAACAGGGCATCGGTTGAAGAGATTGAGTTTGATCATTCTCACATATCAGGCGGACTATCTAAGATACAGACAGCAGACAACGTGATAGGTATATTCACAAGCCGAGCAATGAAGGAACGTGGCAGGTATCAGATACAGTTCATGAAAACAAGATCAAGTTCTGGTGTTGGACAGAAAGTGGATCTTGAGTTTGACGTGGACAGTTTGAGAATCAGAAGCCTGGATGAAGACGAGTCACAGAGCTACAATCAACAGGGCAAGAACAAAATTTATGATTCACTAAAACAAACATCCAAAGTTACGGGTGGAGATGCATCCACAGATGCGAGACCGGAAGTGCCGGATCCACGTAAGGGTGATGCACTAGGGGTCAAAGTCAAGGCCACGGTAGAGGGTGGCAAACTGAGACAACTGTTAAACGAACTACACTCAGACGAAGAACAGTAAATGTGTCAAAAGCAATTAAGACAGTAAAATCTAAATCACAATTACAATCTTTGCTTTCAGGAGTTGAGAAAGGCAAAACACTGTTGGAAGACTGGATCGCTTTGGATCCCATATATGTTGGTAAGAGCACATCTGCCAACTACAGAGAGAGCATACACGTGCACCTGATAGAATCAACGGAACATGTGACACTACAAGGTCACTGGTGTGAGTTTGGTGTGAGGGAAGGCAGGAGCCTCAAGTGGCTTATAGACCGATATCCCTCGCAAGTGATACACGCATTTGATTCTTGGCAAGGATTACCTGAAGATTGGGATCACGGCACAGGTAAAGTAAACGACATGAGTTGCGATCCTCCCACTGTACCTGATCACATCCAACTACACAAAGGTTGGTTCAAGGATACACTACCCATATGGAAACAGCACAACACAGGACCAATCGCGTTCTTGCACATGGATGCAGATATCTATTCATCCACTAAAGAAGTTTTGACAGCATTGAATGATCAGATCGTAGCAGGAACGGTGATCACCTTCGACGAGTTCTGTAACTTTCGACTGAGTGGCAAAATGAGCAAATGGCAGGATCACGAGTTCCTGGCATTGATCGAGTGGCTGGACGAATGTAAAAGAAAAGTCAAGCCGTTAAATAGGAACTGGGCCTACCAAGCAAGTTGTATTGTGGTCACGTAACTTTAGTTTTGCTTCCACGCTGTAAAGCACGGGCACACAATTGACTGCTGTCAACACGATCTTGAATACCAAGAAACTGCTGTAACTGATCAATTCTTGTTGCGTCAGCGGATTTCATGTTATTGAATGTGAGGTGAAACACTCCCGGACGGCCAATCCATTTGGCCACACTGCGTATTCTTGCTAGAGTGGGTGTTATGTTTGTGGGTTTTCTACCACTGAACTGTTCCCATCTTTTCAAACTGTCGATAATTTCTGTTTCGGGCCTTGTGACACATATTTTGTGATAATCTGTGAGCAATAATTCATTTTCAATAGTGTACAACAAGTGACTGACTGCAAATGCACCCGGTTCAATCAATTTGATAGATTGATGCAGACGTTGTCTAGTTTCAACTGTTTTAGGATCACGTATGGCCGCTTGATAATGCGGAGCACTTGGGGGTGGGTATTTTTCATATTTCTTTTCTCCCAAGTGATAACCATCAAATCTTAATCCAAGTTCTTGAAGCACATTGGCACAAAGATAAGTGCCTGCTTTTGGCTGACTGATTACGATTACTTTTTTGGACATAACTGATTTTGTTGCACAAACTGTGCTAGATTCTGTGCCCATGCATGATGTCCTCGTTCACTAGGGTGCCCATCATTTGCAGATTTAGTCCACCCATTCATAGCAACATATTCGAAATGACTTTGCACATATTTGGTTTTTTTGACTCGGGCTTTATGTTCAGGTGATGATCTATTATTTCTTTGTATTTCCACATTCTCTTTGGAGTTCTCACTGCTCTCAAAATTATAGAAGTGCTTCCTGTCTATTTGATCTTTTAATAATTTCAAATCTGGTCTAGGTTTCCCATCAACCTCTGTCTCTGGAAGATCATTCGTGAGTGCATGATAGAACACATACGGTATGTTATGATATTTTAGGAAATACTGTAAAGATAAAATATTAGTATAAAGTTTTACCGCACTTGCAAGTTCAACATCAAAATCCTCATTCCTCATAAAGAAATCATGTTGGTGCAGTTGCCACGTTCCCCATTGATAATCAAACTTCAGTAATTCTCCTTTGATCCCTCCCTGTTTGACTGCTGGAGTCATCGTACTACTTACATAATCCCATCTGTATCCTGTGGTCCACCCTATGCTGACGAATGTGTCCTTTATCTTGTCAGGGTTCTTGAAGAACCAATGCATCGTTGTGTTCACTATCCTGTCGTTTCCCCTGCCACCCTTGGCCATGCTGATCGTGGGTTCGTCAATGTTCAACAACTTTCCCAGACGTTGATGACAACTGTCAAACTTTTTCCTTGTGCTGAAACTACAACCGTTGCTTAGATGATACTTCATATACTCTTACTTACATGTTCCCAACATTCTCCAGACTCAAATTCTTCTATGCTCCACTGGCAGTGTGCGATCTTATTTGTCCATTCTTTCTTGTCTCCTCTGAAGGGATTCTCGATTTCAGAAACATTTTTACTGCTGACATCATACACCATGCTACCTGTGTCGCATGCGATGTTAGGTACTCCATTGATCACAGCATCTATGCCTGTGCCTGAACTGTAAGTGACCGTACACCATGCATTTTGTAATTGCTCTTGTATAGGCACAAATCCTTTTTGTGTGACATCGGCTTCTTGCCATTGCACGTTGAAATATCCACTCACGATGTTTTTGCAATTTGTGTGTTGTGTTTTTCTTCTATACAGCGGATGAGGCCTCACAATTATCTGTCTCTCTGTTGTTTGTCTTATTTCCTTTACAGTTTGCTCTGTCCAAGAGAAAATATCTGTACCACGCAGACTGGCGTCACCCACTTTCTGCATACACAGTAAGATGTAATCGCCATCAGTTTTCCATGGTAACTCGGGATCATAACCGTTACGTTCAAATACCTTTTGGGATCTGTCAGTGTGTATGTGTTCAAAACCCCACTTGGCATCATCCCAAAGGAAACCGTTGACCCCGACCCTGAATTCCGTCAGGAAAGGTGTGTGAATTGGCCTACCTATCAACTGCGTTTCAAGTTGAATGTAGGGTATTCCGCTATCGATGATCTTTCTCTTGCCTTGTTGCGCTGAACTACCTCTTGTTTGTTTGTGACTGCCATAAATCACCGCACAATCATAACCTTTGATGTCATCACTATTGGTAATGTTCCCTCCACACCCTTTGGCAAACGAGTGTAAGACATCCTTGAACTGTGGGTAGTTGGCTGTATCTTCTACTACTGCGACTCGCATAGGGATATTTAAGGAGCGGAGCGGAAGCGTTAAATTTTAGGAAATGCGTTTTTTAGAAATAACGCGAAGCGTTTAAAAGCGTAAAGCCGGCCTTGACCTTTTGGATCTAGACCGACTCCACAGTGTTTGGGAACTAGAATGTGAACTTGATTCCAGCCGCCATGTCGTTTGTGTCTGTACCTGTTGGCACATCCGTCATCTGATAAGCACCATACATGCTGAAGTTCTCGCCGAATTTCTTCTCAGCGCCAACCGTAGTGTATTTGTTGCCATCCTCGATCTCACCATAACCAACTGAGAAAGTCGTCGCACCGATCAGGTGTGAAGCAACTACTTCATTGGCAGAGGTCTCTAAACTAGTAGATTCCACTTCCTTGATTGTGTGGTTGTAACCGATTGTTGTAGCATCAGAAAGGTCGAATGTGATACCCGCACCCATGTACTCAACTGAGTTCACCTTGTCATCCGTGTATGCAACACCGATGTTCAGTGAGTCAGAGATGTCCATGGAAGCCGCAGTCTCGTACACGTCAACGCCTGATTTACCAGTTGAACCGTCAACTTTTACCAAGTTGTCGATCTGGATTGCACCCAAACTGTTCGAGTACACAACAGTGTGTGAGTCCCTGCTGAACAATTTCTGTGCGGCACTTCCGCCGAATTCTGGGAACACATCTGTCTTAGATGTA